GTCGAGCCTAAGTTTAATGAGTTGTTGGTACGTATTGAGCCTGATACTAAACTACTATTTATTAATGCAAAGCACTTAAGAACCTATTGTTCCAAGCAGCAGATTGATTTAAAGAACACATTGAAAGGTTTAGAAGCCGACAAGATTTACATGAAACAAGTTAAAAAACGTTTGTCTAAGGGCACTAAACTTCAGTCACCTGCGGTTGATGTGTACGTATTTAACTTGGATAATGACCATTTCTTAGATGCAGAACAATACATAAATGCTGATTCACGGGATTGATTTTAGGATTAACTGGGCTAAGTTTATAGTCGGCGCATCTTTCTTTATACCTTGTTTGGATACTGAAGATGCGCTTAGTCAGGTGAAGAGGACTACAAAAAGATTACGCTATGCTATAGAAATACGTGTAGTTATTGAACATGGCATTCAGGGCTTGCGAGTTTGGCGGATAAAGTAGTATACTTGCCTTGGTGATTGATGGTTTCGATTGCCCCTTTCGAGAAGTTATTTGTACCCCACCTCCTCGGTGGGGTTTTTTTATTCCTCTGCGTAGCCAAGCATATCTTTTAGTTGTGGGGCAAGTTTTTTATTAATGCCCATTCCACCTGTAATATTAGCTAAAGCTCTATCTTTATAGCGCTTAATTACTGACGTACGCAATGTATCCGCTTTTATTGCAGACCCAGGATTAGCAACGTTAAATTTAATTATTTTACCCATAACTCTTTCAAGCATATCTGAATCACCAGCATCCATAGCAATAAAGAAAGAGTTAAGCAAATCAGTATGCCGATTTAATATTTCTTGTTCAGCACCTTTCATCTCAATAGACGCTTTTTGTTTTTGTGCAATTTCTTCGGGAGTAAAACCAAGCATCTGTGCAAGTGCTTTACCCGCAGTTACATTAGAATCTAACTCAGCACCTTTTAATGTAAGAGCTTTTCCTTCGACTAAATATCTAGTACCAACCATTACATTTTTAATAGCCGCTGGCACGATTGCCTCAAATGCACGTTCTGTGTGCCCATCGTTATAACGTTTCAATGCTTCGCCGTAGTTTAAAAACGCACCTGCTGTTGGCCCAAGTAAATTAGTTATCATATTTTGCATATACTGTACTTCATCATTACTTTTCTTAACATCAGGAAACCACATATCGTTTAAGTTAACACTCATACGGTCAGCAAAGTTTAATCCGGTAGCTTGAGATACTAAACCACGAGATATGGAATCACCAACAAACCCACCAAATGTGCGATTACACCAATTTTTAAACCAATTATCTACATCAAAAGGTTCATCGTCATCACCAAACACTGCATGGAATGCAGTAGCTACAGCTTCAAATATAAAAAATAATGGCAGTCCTGATGCACCAGCAAATAAAAATGTCATGCCCATCATACCCATAAATTGTTGTTTAGCTTCTTTACCTAATTGTTTTAGTTCAGCTTCTTTTTCAGCAATTAATTTATCTTGTACATCTTGTGGGGATTTTAAAATTTGTTCTTTATATTTTTCCATTTCAGCTTTTGCGGTACTAGCCCAACCTTTTTGAAAGGTTCTAAACATAAGTACAGTCATATGTTGCGGATACATTTTAAATTGCAATAAAACATTACGGAAATCACCCCGGAAGTAACGAGGTTTGTTTATAGTGTTGTAGTTAAACATAGTGCTTTGAACTAAATCACGGGCATCATCTACCGCAGCTTCATAAGCATTTTCTTTTGTATATCCTTTGTCAATATACTTTCTATATGCCATATCAAACGTAGCCATGAATGTTGTTTCACGGTTATATTTTTCAGCAGCATGAAACGGTAAACTAGCGTAATACATAACTTTCTGCCAACGACCTGTATATTCGTTTGATGGTTGTTCGCCGATTGCTGCGGCATCATGCGATAAAGTTACGTCAATAACGTTGCGAGACACACCTTCTTGATACACATCAGCAAGAGTTTTACCAGCAGGTAAAGTTACTTTGTTTGCTTCTGTACCAGCAAAGTTTAAATTCTGTAATTCTGCACGGGCTAAAGACCAAAACTCCCATTTGCCTGTACGCTCATCAGTAAAACCTGTGCCACCAAGCATACGATTATATTTAGCCAAAGAAGTTGCTACGTTACTTGCACCATATTTAGGCGCAGCTGCCGGGATATAAATACCGGGTACTGCCATCATGTTAACAACTGCCGAAGCAGGGGCAGTTAAGTATTGTAAGAACCCAAATTGAGTTAAATAAGTTGTTAGCTTACTTTGTTTAGGTGGTTCAAGTACAGCAGTTTTAAGGTTAAGTTCTAACTCACGTACATAGTCACGCCATTTAGTTTTTTCATCAAACGGCATTGAAGCTAAACGTTTATTAGCTGCTTTAAGAATTAAAAATAATTGTGGTAAGTGTTGGAACCTTGAGCGTTGATAAGCAACACGTTGCCGAGACACAGCAAACGCACGAAGCATATCTTGGCTAGGACCCGCAACGTTCTTACGGTGTATAAACATTTTTTTAATGCTTTCTGACGGCATTAACTCCAAATATAATTGGTCAATGTTTTCGTTTAATTTATCACGTAACGACTCGGCTTTATCTACCGCACTGCCTGACTGCACTTCTACCGTTGTGTCATTAATTAAATCATGCAACTTGCTGAGCTGTGCGTAGTCAGCTAACTTTTGGCTCATTTCAACTTTAAATTGGTTACCATAATCAAGCAAACCACCTGCACCTAATATGTCATCTTCGGTATGCCCTTGTTTTATTAAGTCATCATAAGCTTCTTGTAAAGCTATATTACGGGCAGCAGCATTTTCAAACTGCATAAATACTTTATCAGTATCCTTACCTACCTGTATCCAGTAATCACCAAAACGTTTAATAGGAAAATAAGGTTTAATAATATCTTTTCTAAGGTCTTTTTCCCGTGCGTCTTTTAATTCTTTAATTTTTTCTGGTGTAGTCTTATTTACTTGTTCACGTTCGACTAATCTATCTAGTTCAATTTTGATATATTCTTCCATACGACGTTCGTAAAAACCACGCACATCACGGTAGATTGCTATAGCTTTGTCGGCATCTTTACCAGACTCTAGTTCTTTCCACGCAGCAAGAGCACGTTGCCCTTGTTTAGTATGTTTAAATTTAGCCGCATCATATCCTGCAACTTTTGGATCAGGATCTAATTTAGCAAACGTTGCTTCAATCATTGCAGTGCCAAGTTGTTTAGCTTTTTCTGGATTACTTTCTAGTAGATGACTCCAATCTTTAAGAGACTTTTCACCTTCAAGTAATATTTTATTACGAGTATCAAGCATTGCATCTATTGCTCTAACGTATTCTTTAAACTGCGGTAAAGCTTCACCAACAATATCAGTCATCTGATCAAGTGTTAACCCACCAAGCAAGTACCTTCTGTATTGGTCATTTAAAGTGCTAAGAAACGACGATAGATTATTTTTGTTAAGGCTACTAAACTTTTGACGGTTACCAATCAATGAATTAATAAGTCCAGTTTCTCGTTCATTAACTTTTACTTTGCCATTTTTAACATTAAACCCAGTTGGTGCCATTAATGGCGAGTTTATGTCGGCAGTATCTTCGCCTTTTCTAGCCGAGAATAAAATATCTGTATTAGCCAGTGTATGGAATAAAACATTGTTGGTGCCCCAAATTTCACCTTTTTTATTTGGTGTGTTAAGCAATCTATATATAGTATGTATAAATCTAGACCAGAGTGATTGTTTAGCCGCAGTTTCAGGACCAGCGCTTATTTGCCGCAATTCTCTTTGAAATTTAACATTACTAAATGCTTCGGCTACAAATTCGTGTAGTGTTCTATACCCATATAGCTCAGGATTTTTTGTTTTAGCTTTAGCTTGTTCATATAATGTATTTAAATTATCTAAAGCTTTTTTTTGTTCTGCGTTTAATAACCCAGGGTTGTTAATTGCCCAATGTGTAAATGCATGGATAACTTCGTGCATAAAAGTTTGTGTGGTAGCAGGACCTTTGCCATATTTTTTACGGTCAAACTCACTATTAAACGAAATTGAATTGTTATAAAAAAATCCAGGGGCACTGTTAGCAGCCACAGCACCGTTATAAACTCTAGTTATATCACTTAAATCTTTTTCAAAACTTTTTAAATTTAAACCAAAATCACCGTTTTTAAGTTTGTTAAATGATTCTGTAAGTTGCGTTAACGGGTCAAGCATTAATGACTCATTAAAATGCTGGTTATAAATATCAGGACGGATGATTTCAATAAACTGAACAATACGACCTTTTTGATCTTTAACTGTATCAAGATATTTAGGTATTAATTTGTCTTGTAAGTCATAGCCGATAACTACATTAGTATTCAAAGTTAATAATCTAGCTGCTAAATTGCTGAGATAGTTACCCCCAGTTTTTACTATTGCTTGTAACGCTGCACGTAAATCACCTTTGTGTATAGCCGCATCAACTAAAGGATGTACCGGTTTAAATAAAATATCAGAGCCTTCACTAAGTTTTGGGCTGTCTATATCGCTTTCATCTGAAAGTGCTACTTTTTCTTTTTTATTTTTTCCGTTGCCTTTACCCTTAGCTTTAGGCTGCGCTACAACTGAAGGATGTCCTTCAGGTAAAGTTGCTCGTATAGTACGCATTTGTGCGGCTATTTCTTTTTGACCGACTTCGTCATTTAAGTCTTTAGCTGCCAACCATTCACTAAATAAATTATGGTATTGCTGAACTATAGGGTTCCGTTGCAAGTCTTCAGGCAACGTTTCAATACGAGGTATATTATTAGCTGTACGAACTTTATCTTCTTCGGCTGTTTGTTCTTGAGTTTGCCCCGTTGTCTCGGCCTCGGTAACGTTACTACCGGGCACACCTTCTTTAAACTGAGTAAAATCGGTAGGTTTAATAACCCCATATTCCCACGGTGCAGTTTGTTCTGGCTCAATAGGTTTAATAAAATTAGCAAAAATTTCTTCTAGGTTGGTACCACCTTTTTGCATTTGCACAAGCATCTGCTTACCTTTAGGCAATAACTCAAGTTTATTGTCGGCACTAAGTTTTATTAACTCGTTACTTTCTAACTCATTTAAAGTTTCTTGTGGCACAAGTGCAGGATTGTATGTAGACCCATTCATCGCATCAATCATTGCATTTTGATACTCGCCTAATTTTGCAGCTTTTGTTTGGCTTTCTGGCGTAATTTGTTTACCATTTACATTAACCGGTGCAGTTTGTTCTGGCGCAGTTTTTTGTGTAATAAGTGAATTAACGTTGTCTATACGTATTTGTAACGCATCATATTCTTGGCGGCGTTTAGTACCTTCTTTTGGTATGTTGCCATTTTTGTATAAGTTTATTTTTTGTTCTACTTCGTAGTTGTTCTTAATGTCTTGCAACTCTTCAACTGTTTTTGATTCTAGTGCACTAGGCTCATTAGTTTCTTCTGCTATAACGGTAGCCGGTTTAGTTTGATTTTTGTTTTTTTTAATATTTTCTAAACGTATTTCTTGAGCTGTTTGCTTAATTTTTTCTTGATTATTATTTGCATACTGTTGAATTTCTTCAGGAGAATTAAAAACAATCCCCTCTATTTTAGCTGTGCGCAATACTGAATCTTCAAGACCGCCCATTTTTGTTGAGCCATTTTTATAAGCATCAAACATTTGTATATATGCTTTATCAGCAGCGCCAAGACTTAACGCTTTACCAAAATTTAAATTCGGGTTAACTCCTGTTAATGCACTAGGCTCATTAGTTTCTCGATTTCCAAGTCCTGCAACAGTCTGTCCAGCTCCACCCATGTCTGTAGTGGTAGTTTCTCCAGCCCCTGTGGTGGTTCCTTGTCCTGCTTGCTCTTCAGATACAAGAACGCTTGGCTGATTAGTTCCGGTGTCAACTCGATTATTATCTCTTGCAACATTTTGTTTTTTCTCCTCTCTAATTTTATTAACACTTTCTACAACCTCATCTAGTTGCTCATCAGTTGCATTAATACCTTTAGACTCTAAGTCCTGTTTAATAATATCTTTGGTTTCTTGGTTAAGTTTAGCTACTTCTTGTTTAGCTTGATAGGCAGTGTTTACCCCAACACCAAAACCCATACCTAACCCAGCAATACCTTCAAGCACGGCATTACTAATAACGCCACGCATTAATGGTACGTCATAACCTTCTCGGCGTAATGCAAGGTTTTCAGAAAATTGTTCTTGCCCAGCTTGAGTAAATTCTGTACCAAATTCTGTTGCGCCTTCTTTAGCAGCATATTTTTTAATGCCCTGTTTAGCAATATTTTTAGTTTCCTCTTCGGCTTTTTCTTTAGCAATTTGTGCGGCTTCTTTTTTAGCAAGAAGTTTAGTTTCTTCTTTGGTAAGATTTTTAGTTTCTTCTTTAACAATATTTTTAGCTTCGTCTTTACCTACTTTTGCTATAATTCCTTTAGCTAAATTTTTAGCTATTGCAGGTTCAATACCTGTACCAGCACCTACAGCATTAATAATAGTCCCAAGAGCAATCATGTCTAAATTTTTGCCTTTGTAATTTTGAGCTTGTTGCGCTATTTCTTCAATCTTATCTTTAGGTATATCAGTCTTGCCTAGCTCTTCTTTAACAGCATCATATATAGTACTTTTAATATTACCAGCGCCCATAAGAGCGCCAACACCCATACCACCTGCTGTAACAACCGCAGCTGGCGCACTTAAAACAGTTAAGCCTAAACCAGCAATAATAGCTGGAGCAGCTGTACCTAGCGAATTTACAATAATATCAGCTGGGGCTACGCTTAAAGCTTTTAATCCAGCTTTAACTTGTTCCCATGCGCCTTTATCTTCAGCTTCTTTCATAATGCGTGAAATTTCTTTAGAGTCTTGTTTAGACTGCGCACTCATTAATTCACCAAGATAATCTTCACCGCTTTTTAATGTTTTGCTTGTTTCGCTACCAGCACCAAAAGCATCGGCAACCATACGAATACCCATGATTGCACCTTGTGTACCTTTTAAAGGTAAATCTGCCCATTGTCTAAGCGTAGAAAAACTTTCTGTTTCCGGCGTAGGTTCGGGTTTAGCATCAAACTTATCAAAATAGTTTTCAGCTTTTTTTTCTTCTTTAGGATTTACGTCAAATCTATCGAAGTAATTATTAGCTGGTTTCTCTTTTGTTGCCTCGTCATATTGGTCAAAAAAGTTTGCCATTTATCTACCTAGTATTTTACTTGCTGCACCTGGGCCATATTTTGTATCAAATTGTTCCGCTAACTTTGGGTCTTTCTTTAAAGCATCAACAGCACCTTGTGGTACTCCACCTGTGTTTTGTGATGGCGGAGCAACTGATGTAAGGCCAAGTTCTGCTTTTCTTTCTTGTTTATATTTTTCTACCCTAGCTGCAGCGTCTTTATCGCCTTTAGACGCTTTTTGAACATCTACTGCAATTAATGGATCATAAGGCAACGTTGCTAAGAAATCAGCATATTTTCCCTTAGCAAGTCTTCTATCCGCCCCTGCAATTGTTTCATCAGCTGTTTTAGTTGCTTGAGTCATTCGAGTTTCTATGTCATATAACGTAGGTGGTGGTAAACCTTCAGCCTTATGTTTCGCAGTTAATTCTTCCGTGTACTGTTTTAGTCTTTGTTTTAAAAGTTCCGTTGGTGCAGCATGAACAGCTGCATTAATTTGAGCAGCTCTTTCACGGCTTGTATTATCCATTTCATGTGTTGTGAGTGTATTTTGAAATGAAGCATTATCTTTAACTGCTGCTAATTTATATCCCGTAGCTTTTTCATAGTGGGTTTGAGCTTTATCAATATTGCCATTAGCTTCAGCACGTTGAGCTTTTTTAATTTCAGCTGCTTGTTTAATTAAGTTATCGTTTAAGTCTTCATAAGTTTTGTTAATATCAGCTTGACCTAACATATACTTTTTACCACCGGCAATAGCAGCAGTACCTAACCCACCTACAGTAGAACCTGCTTCTAGCCATGCTAAAGCTTCATTCATTTTTTCTGCTCGGCGTTGTTTTTCAGATAATCCTGTTCTACGTTCTGCAACATATTTTTGTTGTTCTAATTCTTCAGGAGATAAGTTTCCTTGTAAATTTTGCAACGCAGTTTTTTGTAGTCCTTGGGTTGTTGCAAGGGTTTCTTCAGGAGTTGCATAACCTTTTGTTGCTTCAGTAGCAGCGGCAGTTAAACCATATGGGTCTTTAACTTCGCTAGTTTCTTTACCAGCAAACCTAGGAATAATTCCACCTTCAGCCATGTTCATACCTAAGTCGCCTGTATTACCTGCAGCTACACCAGACATGTTTTGACCCATTTGATCTTCAGCTTGTTTAGTAGCAATAAGTTGTTTAATACCGGGGCTTGTTGATTGTTGCATTAACTTAGGTAATTGTTTTTGTCCTTCCCCTGCATATACATCAGACTGTGCTATGTCATCAATTGTATTTTCTAAGCCAACTAAAACACCAGATTTATATCCAGGTATAGCATCGGCAATACCGCCCTTAGCCATAGCTTTAATTGCGCCGCCTTCTTTTTTACCTGTATAAGCATTGTATGCGCCGAGTAAACCGGCAGCTTGTTGTGCAACAGGTGCTTGTGCTTGGTAAGATTGAACCGCCGTAGATTGCATTGGTAACCCACGCAACATATTAGACATTAAACCTAATTGCATCATTGGGTATTGTTGAGCCGTACCGTAATCTTGAACAGCTTGATTAATCTTGCTTTGTTCCGCAGCTTGCTGAGCTCCACCTTGTTGTGTTTGAGTACCAATAATGCCTTGTTGTGCGGCAAGTTGCTGACCACCAATACCGGCTAATCCAGCTCCAGCTTGACCAGCTTGATTTAAACCTTGTAGATTTAACTGTGCGCCAGCATTCATTTGGCTTTGAGCGTTATTAAACGCTGTGTTATACCCTTGACCAATGGCTTGGTTCATTGCCATATTCTTGTTGCGTTCGTTTTCAGCCGCCATAACAGCATCTCTACCACCACCAAATGCGCCTGCTTGTGTAGCTTGTCCAGCTTGTTGTGCGCCAGTAATACCATACTGACGTTGCATTTCTTGTAATTGTGGTTGTAAACTAGCCTGCAAATATGGGTTCATATAAGCATTAACCGCATTAGGGTCAGTTGCCATATTTTGAAAATTTTGTCCCGCTTGCATTGAACCTAATCCAGCCATGCCTGTTAAAGCACTACCTTGATTAAACTGTCCGGGGGTTTGTAAATTAGCAGCTGCCGATTGCGCTTGTTGCTGCATCGGACTAAACCCAGCATAGTAATCTGACGGGTTAGAACTATATGGCTGGTAAGGTTTAAATCCGGTTATGCCACTAGAATCTGTATTAAACAATTGGCTTTGTGTAGCATTAAGCATGTTCTCTACATACGGTTGCGCATACTCGGGTATGTTAGTTTGGTATGAAGTAGATTGCGTTGGAGCAGGCGTTCCACCACCACCACCGCCCTTACCGCCTTCTAAAGTTGCGGGGGCGTTCTTAAATAAACTCTTTTTAAATGCCCGTTCAGGCAGTGTTGATTCTAAATCATATCTCATTTTCTACGCTCCCTAATCCATCTACAATCGGCTTTATCCATGTATAGGACTATTAAATCGCCGTCATTATCGTGCATACCTTCAAATCGTAAAGCTTCTTTAAGCCCGACTTTTCTATCATATTCAACAGCTTTTGTATTCTTGCTATTAACTATACCAAATACTTTTTCTAAACCACAATGGTTAAACGGAAAATCAAACGCACCAAACAATAATCCTTTGGGGGTATACCCACCCTTAAGATTAACAAAATGCACTTGACAAGTCTTACCTATAAAAGCCGTATAACCTACAACCCATTCAATTTTATTTTCTGCATCAACCCAAAACAATGCTTGTAAATCACCACAAGGTTGAACCCCAACTTCTTTAAGCAGTATATCAGCTGCAACTTGTTTAGCTTCTAACGACTGAGCAAATCTTAACATTTATGTGGGCAAAAATTTATCTGCTTTAATTTGTTTTCCTTGAGCTTTTTTACCAGTTCTTGCTTGTCTTACTTTATCCATCATGGTATATAATTTTTTAGCGCCAGCTTCAGTCGAACCATTACCTAAATGTGACACCACATCGGCAGGTACAACAAATTCACCGTCGGCTAAACGAGCAGGTTGATGCTTTCCAATTTGTGCAGGTATGTTATCACTCATACCATCACCGGGACCTTTAAGCAAATGTCCACCATCTGAGTAAGAACCTAATGTAGCAATACCACCTGATGCGCCAGTATCAGAAAAATCACCACCTAATTTTTCTATATTTGTTTTAGGTAATGCTAACGATTTAATATTTGCTCTACCCGCTATTTGCTTGTACTTAGCTTGAGCTGCATTCCATGCAGGTAAGTTTTTAGTTGTCAAATCACTGTCATAGAAAATGCCTGTATCAGGAATACTAGGGGACGATGATAAATGTCCGCCTGAAGCAAACTTCATTTGACCAGTATAAGGGTCAGTAATAGCGTCGGTTGGTTCTATAACATTAGACCCCATTGGAGTATTAGTAGCGTTTTGATATGTATTTGCGCCAGTTAAACCGCCTATGCCGGACTGAGGAAACATTGTATTACCCCCCATAGCATTTTCACGGGACATTTGTTCAACAGTACCTTGTGAGTCAGAAGGAGTTAATCCACCTTCAGCCATTTGTATCGGTGCATATGGATTTTGCACATAATTTGGATACTGTGCGTTATAGTATGGGTTTGGTTGATTTGGTTGGTATCCTTTAAAATTAGGCGATAACCTAGCAAGCCCCATTGGATTGCTATTTGGCTGTTGAAGTTGAGTAGGCACATTATTTTGTGTCGCATTTTTTAATAATGCCGCCGCAGTTAATCCCATTGCCGCTTGTTTTGCAGTAGGTAAATAACTTGCTAATCCACTTGCCGCAGTTCCAGCTCCAATTCCAGCGGCGGAAACAGCACCTGAAGCCATTCCTGGAAGAGCCATACCACCTGTATCTGCCATAATATTAGCTGCAGGAAGTGAAGATAAGGATGGGTTAGCAACTGCATTAGCAACTGTGCCTATAGAATTAGCTCCACCCAAAGTACCCGCTTGCGCAGTTTCCATTGCCGGGGTAGTAGCAGCCCCCGCACCGCCTAAATAAGCACCGCCAGCACCTAAAAGTCCGCCATATAACATATCTTTACCAACATTGCCGCCAGTTAAACCGCCATAAAGTCCGCCAGCACCAGCCCCCAAAAGACCTCCGCCAATTAAGGTAGCAGCGCCAGCGCCAAGAGCATCAGCCCCAACAAACGTACCAACAGCTAAAGCCACATCAACAAAAGCCATATTAAATCTCCTTTTCCAGCAAGCGCTGGGAATTTTCAATAAACATATTTTCTAATTTCTCTACATCGGTTTCTTCAGTTGCATAGATATTTTGAAAAACTGTTGTTTCTATTATATAAGCTACCTTACGTCCGGGAGTTCCTACAAATGTCATAGGGGCACAAACTTCTTTTTTAGACCCATCTTCTGCTACTAAGACCATTTTACCTTGTAACATAACACACATATGCTCTACTTTGTGGGGTTTACCAACAATAACTGCCCCAGCAGGCATTGTTACTTCTTTAATATATAAACTTGGTCCAAAATAATGTTTTTCAAAACAATTTACTTGTGGTAATTTTTTTAACTCAGGCAGTATAACTTCAATTTTTTGGCTTGTAGTTTGTGCTACTTGGTTCATATTAACCCCATTAGTTTATATTTAGGGTTAGTGGGTTGTTGCAACTGCACACCAGCTTGTTGAAGTGCTTTAACCATATGTGGGTCGGCTACGCTATCATAAATTATTTTACAACCAGCTTCTTTTAATTTACCCACCCAAAAATTAACTAGTTTTTGAAACGTAGGTTCATCATCTAAAGTAAAAATATGTATTTGGGCTTCTGTAGGACTTAACTTTTTAATTGCAAGGATTGTTTTAGACTGGCGATACATTCTTAATCCTTGTTTCAATTCTTGTGCTACTCCAGCCATACCATCTTTAATTGGTATACCTCTAAGTTGAAAATCATGCAGTATTATTTGCGCATCAAAAGAATTTTTGTGACCAGCAATACCAGAGTTAGGCGTGTTTTGACCGTTGTTTGCAATTATATTTGCAATATTTAAAGACCTACCTAAAAGTTCTTCGCCACCACCCAAAATTCCAGCCACAATATCTCCTTAGAATTAATGTGATTTTACCATTTAAACAGTAGTTCCACTAGCGTTTTTCCATACAGTACCGTTGTACCAAATAGGAATACCTAAAGTAGTATCAAAATACATTTGACCTATTTGAAGCTGTAATGTGGGTCTATTTGCCGTTGTTCCACTTGCCGGATTAATTAACCCTGCTACTGCGTTATCTATCGTATTAAAATACAAACCTAAAATTTGTTCAAGCTGGTCTAAAAACAACTTGTTATATTCGAGTGGAGCAACGGGTAACTTGGGAGCTTTAGTAGTAATTAGTGCCATAGGTCATCTCCTGCCGTCAGGTCTAATATCTAGTCTAGGAACACCTAACTGCCACTGAACTCCAGTAGTATCTGAAGAAATAATTAAAGACATTTGACGACCTCGAATCCTACAATAAGCGTATTGGGTAAATTGCTGAACATCATAAGTGCTTTGTCCAACATAAGATTGTGCACTTGCTACAGACGGAAGGTCAGATGAACCATAATTAGAACCTGGATTTTGTCTAGGTAATACTGTAAATGTTACAGTTGGTGCGGCATTTGTTGAGCCGTTAAAACTTATGTCCGGTATGATTCTCCACACAAACCCAAAGTTATGCCCATCCCCAATGTCAAAATCAGATGACTGAATATAAGAATCAAGAGGTACTGGTGGGTTTGCGGTGCCATTATCAACACCGCTTTCATGGTAAATAATGCCAGAATCGATTACACCGATATCCGTTACTACCACACCAGCATCATGCACAGCGGCAGTTGTACCGTAAGCCCCTCTTGAACATCCAGTAAGCGTAGTGCTAGTAGAACCTGTATATATAATTCGTTCTGCATCAATCTCGACTACACCAGAATTGGGAAAATCACCTTTGCTTGCAACATTAATAGTTGTTGCAGTTAAACTAACCGCTTGTGTTGTTGTAGTTACAGGAGCATAGCCTAAAGCTGTTGGAAATCCTCTAAGCGGTGTATCAGCCCACGCAGTTCTTGTAAGATTGCCGTAATACCAAGTCTGTTCTAAATGGTTGTAGATGACATACTTATCAATGACTTCAGACGCTGCTGAGCAGTAGAACCACCAAACCTCATTGTAACCCTCATTAATACCCGCAAAGAATTGGAACGATTGAGTTTGATTAATATCTTGAAATACATATTCTCTTAATGTGCATGGTAGTGTTTGTACTTGTCCAGAATACATGAAGAACTTATCTTTACCCATCCAGTAAGTTACGTTATTTACCGATACAGTGCAGTTAGGACCCATAACAGATATGTTATCGCCAAGGATATTAAAACCCCAAACATACGGCGCACCCAAATACTGCATAGAATAAATAGCAATATCAGTAAAAACTACAATCTCTTGTCGGGTTTGCACGGCTGAAATAATCTGTGAGCCACGACTTAATGTGTAATTACCAGCTTGGTTTGTAATTGCAGGAGTCCACGTTAAAATATTTTGTTGGTCTGACCAGCTAACAAGCATTGGGTTTTGAATACCATTACCGTATGTATCCGTACCAAAAGCGATTACAAAACGACTGGCGTCTGACACCATAACAAAGTTGCATATAGTTGGACAAGAAGCATCAGTTAACCAATAAGCTACAGAATTTTGTGTATTTGAATTTGTTTTTGACAATACTTGAGCTACATTATATGTATTAGGGCTTGTATCTATTACCCAATAATAAATAGGCCCGCCTCGTGGGTTAAATACTAAGTTTTGCCCATAGTTAGATTGACTCCATAGCCGTAATTGTGAACCAATTCCTTGAGAAGCTGGCGCAGGTGAACCCCAACCAGTACTTGCAGAACCTACACTTACACCACTCCAACCACCAGCGCCCCAACCAACGTTTTGTGTATAGATAGCATTACCAGAAGTAATTTGATAAGTTGCTACTGTAGCACCGCCGCCAGTACCAGAATCACCTGAAGTAGCTGTAACTGATACCGTAATAGAGTACGTATTGCCTGTTAAGTAAGTTATTGCATACCCACCAACTTTGTTTAATACTGCCGCAGTAACATTACCGCCTAAAGAAACTGCGTTAGTAAATGTAACATAATCGCCCGTTTGCGCACCATTCGCCGCTTGAGTAACAGTAATAGTAGAAAGACCAGCAGTGGCGGCAAAAGTAGCAGCGCCAGCGGAAGATACTGCACGAATTGGGGTTACATCATATAAATAACCACCTGTACCTTGCTGTATATAAAACTTTTGATTAGTACCAATACCTAAATAGTTATAGCCGTTTAAACCTATCCAATTTTTTAATGAGCGACCAACACCTATGTAGTTACCACCTGTAGCTTGAACCGTACCACTATCTAATGTCCAACCACCAATCTTTTCAACTTGTCCAGAACGAAACCTAATTTTGTCCCCAGCAAACCAACCGCCTTCGTTAGCAAGCGTAGTACCTTCTCTATTAACACCGGGGCGCATCTGTAGTTTTTGAAGCATGGTTTACCCTAATATGGTTAATACTTTGCTGATGTTTGCTTTGCGTTCCGCAAGTCCTAATACACCACCATTAATACGTTTAGTCATAGTATCGTAATCTGCTTTATCTGCATAGTCGTTTAAATGCCTTGTATTCCAAAACCAGCCAGCACTTAAACAAGCATACTCAGGTGTTGCTACTAAACTAGGGTTTTCCACTATTTCAGGTTTTCCAATTGCATTAGCAAACGCCGTATAATTTGCACGTCCAGTCAACTGGATGATGCCTCTGCCAAAAAATAAACCGCCGTCACCATCTTTAGTATTACCTAAATCAGAACGATGCCCGTAGATTAATTCTGCAATAGCGGGTTTACCCTTAGCTACTGCGTTTTGCGCATTAACTAAAGATATTCTGGGCCAGACTTGCGTAATTCTTACCGCTGAGTAATTAAGGTTTTCTTCTAAATGATTAAAGTTGCCTGACTCAAGCATACACTGACCAATAAAACTAGCCATTCTTGCTGGCGTATTAATTTCAAACTTTTCAAATGTATCGTTTAACGGCTGTAACCATTTAGCATCAATACCAAATTTTTGTAATTGCTCAGATGTAATCATGCGTCTGCTCCTATTTTGATGCCTGTAATTAATCCAATAAAACCACCTACAACCGTTTGAAACGCAGGTCCAACAATTTCAAACAACTTTTGATTTTCTACTTTATCGTCAAAAAACCCAAACATAAATACACCCACCATAGATAAAACGGTTATAGACAAAGTAAATGTAGCTATTAATGTAACCCAAGTAGCCAATTGTTCTTTTGTCATTTTGACGGCACTGAGTTATAAATCATTTTGTCTTTAGCCTGTGAAGAATTTGAAGAGCCAAAATAAAAAGAAAGGACAAGCATTAATGCAGCATCTAGCGTACCTAATATACGAATAATAATTTCTCGCATTTCAGTAGCAATAACATGTGTTAATAAAAAATATTGGATAACTGCCCATGCTGTAACTACTAAAACAGATAACATAGCAGGTACAAAACTATGCGTAGAGATTTGCATATCACGAGCCGATTTACGGTCATCTACAGCGAGCTTTTCAAAGTTTAAACCTAATTCATTTGTTTGTTTTTGAAATTCTAATTCCGCTAGTTTAAGTTGAGCAATTTGGTCAGCAGACATTTTACCATTATCTATAACGCCTTGAACGTCTTTTTCATCAACGCCAATTACTTTAGCAATAGCAGTAACCGCCAACCCAGCTAAAGGACCTCCGAGCGCTGTTGCAATTGTAGGAGCGACTTGTTCTAACCAAGACATACTTAATCTTTCTTATTCCATAGGTCAAACAACGTTTTAACTTTTTCTTCTAGTACGGCTACTTTATTATCAATCTTAGCAAGCACAATTACTAGCGATACAAATGCCAATAATAAGGGCCAAATTTTAGCTAAAACGTCTATAGTATCCATAAATCCTTAATATTTACCTTCAGCAAACATATTAGCAAATACTGTGTTATCTTCAAGTGCTTCAATTTCATGCCAATCATTTGCAACCAAATTTACAGGTTGCGTCATTTTAGTCATAACTAATTCTTTACTATCTTTACGAACTACACAAGAACCAGCCATACACATAGTTGCATGAGCAAATTGATGATTATGAGCAGGTAATCCCTCACCTTTATTAACGTGAAATATATTTAAAGTTGTACCATCATAAGTAAGGCTATGTGCTGGAGGTGCGGCTATTACTTTACTTTGGGGGATTATTTGACTCATAGTGTTTGAGTTCCAGTAGATATGGGTTGTGGTTGTGAAGCTAATCGAGCCTGTTGGGTTTGTATTTCTAATATTTTTGCATTATAAACATTGACACAATTATTAGCCCAAATAGGTAATTCGTTAATTATTTCATTTTGGTCTTTAGAAAAATTAGAATTTTCTTTAAACTCAATCCACCCTAAATTAGTTTTCCATTGCAAAGCATGAACATTATCAGGTATTCCTGTTGTAGATAAATTTAATCCCGCTAAAGCAATGCCATCAACATATACAGCATTATCTTCATTAATAATTGTTAAATTCATTTATTACTCCCAATATATGTAGGTTCGTCATGCGTTATTTTTGCTGCTTCAATTAAAATCTTTTGCGAGGTTTCATTAGCCTTAACCATTTCATTTCTAAAACTTTCTACTGCTGATGTTGTTGAATGTTGTTGTCTTGCATTATCAATTAACATAACAGGCATCCAAGCTATAGCACATCCCCAATCATTAATTTCTGTTCCAGTTTGAGGATGTGAACCTTTAATTTCAATAAACCATGAACATTCCCATAATTTACATGGTTCAAAATTATTTAATGGACAATTTGATTTAGATTCTAATTTCATTTTTTTATCCTATTTTAATTCTTACTGCATAAAATAATGTTGGCATATCTGACATTTAAAGTAATTACTGAAGATGTTGCTGAACCTGCAATGGTGTGAGTGTGAGAACCCCCACCCCCTGCTGAATTTGAGTTAAAAGTACCACCACCCGGACCCGCAACAGAAGATATAGAAGTACCGGAGCCGCAACAACCAGTATAAATGGATATACCATGAAGATGACTTGGTATTTGAGCAGTTGATAAAGTTGTTGCTCCTGCACTCAATCCACTTGTTGTAATAGTAGGTGTTTGATTAGCAAATACAGTTGAATAAGCAGTTGTTCCACCAGTACCACCACCAGTACCACTTACCAATCGTAAATCGTAATCATTTAAAGTTGTAACTTGTGTCCAGCCTGTAGGTGCTGCTGCTTGATAAAATAAAACTACAGAACCTGCTGGAATTGATGCACTAGCCGCAGTTGTTTGAGTTGTTGCATCTGGAAATGTTACTCCAGTGTTTGTTAAAGACGTTGCCATTTAAATCCCCTTAAGGTGTTCCACCAGCAGTATGACTGCCCAATGTAATTAAGTTTCCTGAACTATCCAGTGAAGCCACATTAGTACCGCTATAGTTAAAATAAAGTTTTGTGCCATTAGGTGTTACTGACCAACCTGTTGAATTTGATAAACTTGTTATGGCCCCGTAAAAATTAGTTCCATCACCATAAACAAACGCCGTTGCTCCGTTACCAACTGTAACCCCTGTACCTGTAGAGTATTTAATCTGTATGCTTTGTCCTCCAGTTGTGGAGTTCTTAATAATATAAACTTTACTTGCACTTGATGGGGCAATCACGTTACGGGTTGCAGTTAAACTACCCGAACTTGTTATCACTAAAACCATACTTCTTGATTGGTCTACTGAGCCATTATTGGCAGTCAGAGTAATATCTGCATCGGTTGGGAAGTTAACAACTGGATATGTACCACCTATATAAGGACCTCCTGAAACACCAGCAATTGCTTGTTCTAGGATTGAACCTAAAGTACCGTTGGTAGTATTGCCCCAAGTGCCGGATTGGTCACCCGAACCAATTAGTTCTGTTCTTAGATTGGTTGAATAGGTTGATGACATTGTTTAATCCTCATTGATTATCATTGATTATAACCCAATTTGGGGTCTGATTATTGCCGATATTAGTCCAAGTAACTGAACTTGCGTTGTTTATAGCGTTCCATGTAACAGTCTGGTTATCATTAATTTTAATCCATCCTACGACATTATTAAAGTCTGCAATCATAAAATTCTCTGTAATAGACTGTAAAAATGCAAATTGGGTTGCAGGGGTATCTGCTAAATTAACGTTTTCTGCAATAGATTCTAAAAATTGGGCTGTTGCAGTATTACTATCGGCAATACCAAAGTTCTCTGTAATGGAAAATAAAAGAACTAATCCGGCAAGATAACTAGCCGCTACAGTAACATCTTCGGTAATACTTGGTTTAAACTGCGCAGCTATAGCTATTACGTCTGCTAATGAAGTTGCCTCTGAAAGAGATGTAATAAATTGTGCTGTTATTGTTGGTGTATCTGCTAAATTAAAGTTTTCGGTTAAACTCTGTAAAAAAGTTGATGCTTGAGTGCTTGAATCCCCTAAAACTACGTTTTCAGTATCCGTCTGTTGAGCGGCAAAATACTGTACGCTTAAATCTGCTAAATTAACGTTTTCTGCGATAGATGAGCTAAACCCAGCAGTAATTGTTTGGTTGTTGTTTGGGTTAAAGTTTTCTGATAATGATTGTAAGTATGCTGATAACTGAGTACTAGAGTCCGCTAAAGTAGAAGCTTCAATAATAGACGAAAGGAAGATACCTGGATATAAAGCACTATCGGCTAAATTTGAATTTTCAGTAATACTTTGTGCAAAATTATAGGCTTGAGTACTAGAGTCTGCTAAACCAACATTTTCTGAAATACTTAAAGAATAAGCATTACCACCTAACGCAGCGTAGGGCGACTGGGCAAAGGCAGTTATTCCGAACATATTTTCTTCCTTTAAAATTTATCCTACTAATGCTTTAAATAATTGTATTTTGGTAGTTAACCATCATGCTTGCATCAACAATATCGCCCGTATCTTTTTCACGAATACCATGAATACAGTAAGCTAACGTATCTTTTTCTAAAGCAATTAATTCATGGTTTTTGTCTTTAGGTATAAAAATCATATGCGGTGCATTAAATATTGTTTCTACGCCTTCACTAATTACTTTTACAGAACCTTTAGCCAACAAAGTTATATGGTCAAACGTATGTTTATGGCATTGTTCACAGTCACCAGCCTCAGCAAAAATCATTGACCTGATATAAACATTTGCTACCATTCCGATATTGACAATAGGTTGATTATTCATTTTATACTCTTGTCATTGGAATTGAACCAGTTGATGCCGTTGGAAATAAAATCCATTTCTTTTGTTCTTCATCCCAAGCATAAAATTTACCGTCATCAGGATAAGGAATAGGTGCTTCCCAAGTCCATGTGTTTTTATTCATAGTCCAACTTGCATATTCTTGAGGGCGATAAAAAACATCATATTTCGCATCATAAATATCACCAACACCAGCAAAATTACCCCGCAATGGTGTACCGCCTAATTGATGTTGATTATTATGTGTATTGTAAGAAGTTTGAATCCATGTGTCGGGGTCACCAAAAACACCCGAATCAATAACATTTTGTTCAGCAACAATTGTTTGAAGAACTATTCCATTTTCAATTTTTGCAAAATGTGTCATATTTATTCCTAGAATGTAATAGTGCCTGAAGATAAGAACATATAAGTTCTATATCCATTTGCAACAGTAATTGTTGGGCTACCAGTTGTAGAAGCGGCGGCATTATAAGTATCTGGGTAACGAACAATAACAATTCCTGAGCCGCCATTACAAGCCGAACCATTAGCACTAGTAGAACCACCACCACCGCCTTGGTTTGCACTTCCATTATATATAGAAACGGAATTATAAGATGTAGCAACACTACCAGCACCACTACCAGCACCAGCAACCGTTGTTACACCAAAACCAATTCCCATATTTCCAAGCCCGCCAGTATCATTAGCAGCCGCACCGCCGCCACCACAAAACCAAGTGCTACCAGTAATTCCAGCCATCCAAGGAATTTCAACTCCAAATCCACCATGACC